CATAGTATCAGCCTCTTCTATTATGTCGTACAATTTAGTATTTTAATACATTTAATTCTACCATATAAGATGTTAAATTTACATATTTTTATAAAATTCAGTAGTCATTAGGTATTTTAACTCTAAGTGGTTTATTGAATTTGCAGATTTTTGTGTATTTCAAAATTAATATTTGCCGAATATTTGACGAAATAAAAAAGAGGGTAGCAATTACGCTACCCTCTAATACGTTTAGTCTAATTCAATTAATCGGTGTAGTTCGCCGTTAACAAACCACATTTCACATGTTACGTTATCACCATCTTTTAGAGTGGCCATGTATAACCCCTCTTTGTTTGGTTGAATATCTTCTGCGAATTGATGTGTTTTTCCGTTAAATGTAAATACTTGTGCCATTGTGTTATTCCTTTCAGTTATAAAGTAATACTTTCCAACTGTCAATTAACAGTTGATTGTTACAATCCGTGCAACTCGGAGATAGTTAGATCACCATTCCTTTACTGTGTAAAGTGCGCTAGCGCCCTCTAAATGTTGTCCATTGAAATGTGTTAACACTTCAAATTTACCTGCTTGATAGCCTATAGTTTCATAGGCTTTATTATCTATCAAAGTAACACCAGCTTTTATCTTATGCCCTTTGTTTAGATTGATTTTGTACACATCGACTTTTTGTTCATCGGTGTTAGCAACTACTGCGGTTCTATCAGATTTTTCAGTAACAGATTTAGGTACATTAGGGTTGCTATGTGCAATATCCTGTTTCACCTGTTCTGCTGCAACTTCAACTGTCGGTGCTTGCGTGTAATATGTCGCTATCGGTTGAGTTCTTTCCTTTTTAGAAATAACTTCCTGTGCTTCCTTTTCAGTAACATGAATTGCTTTTGACAATTCTTGAGGTGATTTAGCCTGCTCTTGTGTAAGAATAACAGGTTTTTCTAAATCTTTTTGTTTGTGATGATATATTACTACACATACAATAGCGATAAAAACGCATAGGGCAATCGCTACGGCTAGTTTGTAGTGTTCCTTGATAGTTTGTACCAACTTATTAATTAACATGGCTTACACCTCATTTAATTAAATTTAGTCTAAATCGTTCCATCGTGCATCATAACCACGTACATCTACATGCACGAAATCTTGAAAGTAATATCTGCCAATGCCAATTCCTTCGCCTAACACTTCGCTTGCACATTCTTCTGCTAAATTAGCTAGATAATCTACATCAATTCCATCGTATGTAATATCTGCTGCCGTACCTAAAACGTGTTGAGAGTTAGATACACCACCGACTTCTGCGTTATGAGTTGGGCAACGATAACCACTCAAAATATATACAGGAACACCCAAGCGTTCACGAATTGCATCTAGCAAATCCACCAATCGTTTATCAATCACGTGGTCTAGGCAAGGTGTGCCATCATCATGAAATCCGTGATTGCCACATTTACACGCAAATTCGCTTTCATCAAAATATTTACCAACTTTCATATTCATATCTCCTTTACTAAAAGAGGGTGCTAATATTAGCACCCAGTATCTTCCTTTTTTACTTCTTGTTCTTTCATATATTGGGAACGCTTAACTCCACCAGTAGCACCGATATAACCACCCAATACACCGACTATCACACTTGCTAAGTCCTTTTGTTCAAGATAGATAGTCATGATTAACGCACTAGCCAAGGCAATCAGCGTAATCATATCTTCATAGTTAATCTTCATTTAATCGCTTCCTTTACCGATCTAACGAAATCAATCACTTGTTTAAATAGCCCTATCGCACGTTTAAACCACCTCGTTTCTACCAATTCGAGTTCTATCATGTTTTCTACACACGATGCCAATTCGATAAATATAGGTATCAAATACAACAATGTGCATAGGAATACATCAACACGGCCCAATACAGGTACTACTACATCAGGCAATGTTAATAGAATGAATGCCAATAAAAAAAGCCACGGATAGGATTTGACTAATTTCTTAGTCATATCCGCTCGTAGCTTGCCACTTACTAAAAATCGTTTATGCTTTCCGTTAATTTCTACTGTAGCCCAACCTCTCCATAGGATAGCTAGTATAGTGTTTTTGATTGTAACTTCTCTCTTTGTTGCTAGGTTGTAATTCCTTGCTTCAACCAGCACTCGTAATATTGTATCTATAAACACAAGAATAACTGTTGTGAATATAGCCAATGATATGCGTACCGCTTCACTCACATTAAACACCTCGTTAAATATCGGAATAAAGATTTCTATCATACTAATCTCCCTGTCTTGATAATTTAAACCAAGTTTTATTTTTCCCTGCTGGTCTACCTTTAGAAAATATTCCCCAACCCTCAGTTGTTACGTATAAAAGAACAAGAGCTCCTTTCCTATAATTATGTACAATCGTAGCATTTACACCACTTGGTATTGTGAAAGTATCTGTTGTTGTACTTGTGGTATTAAACTCAACTATATAGTTCCCTTTTGGTAGCCATACAGTAAAACGTTGTTCAAAGGTGTCGTAACCATGTTCATAATGTATCGGTTCAAATGATATAGGGTTTTGTTGCACATAATACTTAGTATTATCGATAATAACATACATATTGTTATCGGATGGTTTTTCTGTAGATAATCTAGCATAGTAGGGTTTATCGCTCATCGCAACTTTTAAATATTTACTATTCCCTAAATCTTGAATTTCATCGGTCATATTAAATGATCCTGTACTAGCACCACTTATTGTAATATTAGCCATTTATACCCACCTCAATCGTACCTTTGTTACTCCACAATTGAACACGGCTATTCAACGATGTTTGTACTCTTCCCCAACTACCCCATTTATTCGCCATAAAAGTACGATGATAAGTTTCACCATTTAACGTGTGCAATGTATGGTCGATTAGTTTACCATCTCCAAAGTTAAATACAATTAGCATACCTTGCTTATGTGAACGTGGTGGATTATTAGCACCGCCATCAAAATTGATTTCGTAGCACCCTTGCGTTGTGAGTGTGTTCCAGTCTGTTGCGGTATCTAATTTAGAATATGGAAAACCAAACGAACCTGCATCACCTTTTTTAACAAACACTTCATCGGCTTTAGTTTTGCTATAAATAGCGGTGTCATAATGTTTGGTAGTTAATACTGTGCTACTATCTGTGCCGTCATAGTGTTTCAAGGTAGTACCAGTTAAGTATACAGGTACGCTAGGGTCTCCCAATTCCACCGCATCAGCTGTAGATACTTTACCAATACGCACACCATGTCCATCGGTTTTCTTACCCTCTAACAATACATTGTTGTTAAGCACGATAGAACCGCTTACATTACCGCCTGTGAGTTTTAAATAATCTAATGTCGCAAGTCTAGCAGTGTTAATTGAGTTTTGATAATCTCGGTTTGGATTGCCTACATAAATATCTACTTGATGCCGTTTGCTAGGCTTTTCTGTTAGCACCGCAAAATAGAATTTGCCGTTACAGTATGCTATATCTTCAATTTCAGTAGTTCTATTGATTTCAATAATCTGTTTAACTGTGCCAAATGGTGTACATTCTACCAAACTACCAAGCGTTGCGCTCATGATGCACCCATTAAGCATTAATGCCCCATTGTTGTTGAAATCATCGTATTGGTAATCAATTTGATAGGTTTTCATTTTTTGGAAATCATCATTGTACAAATTGACTTCACGCAATCGTTGTTGACCGCTAATTGGTACGATGCTTACATAAGTTCGTGTGATAGGATCATATCCAATATTAAATACACGTTCATTCAATGTGATAGTCTTTTCAAATGTCATAGTATCCGCATTAAATACAGATAAGTTATTCCCATTCTTCAAACCATTGGCAAGATAAATTTTGTTCGTGTTTTTGTTGTAGCACATAGTGTTACAGTGGCCCATTCGTTCTTGGTCGCTAAATTTATACGTACCTACGATTTCAAAAGTGTCTGGATTGAGTTCATATATATTTTGCTTTGTGCCATCACTATTGATACATGCTAGTACAAATACATTCTTTTTATCGTTATAGGTAAAGCCTTGACATTGATTTACCTCATCGCCGTATTGGATATTTTTAACAAAGGCAATGTTGGATGCACCTTTTAACATTGGTGTTTCAGTAGGATAGAATGGCTTAATGTTGTTGTATGTACCCATATCCATAACACTATCAACAGTATCAAATGAAACATGCTCATTTACTTTGTAGATGCCATTAGGGATTAACAATATTTTGTTTTTTAAATTATCGTTAGCACGTTTAAACGCTGCCGTATCATCCGCTACACCATCACCAACTGCTCCAAAGTCTTTAACAGATACGATGCCATATAGGCTATCTTTAGGTACAAACTTTGTATCGGCTTCGGTTTTTGTAATCAAACCACCGCCATTAGGCAAGGCGATTTGTTCCGCTTTACTTGCAGCCGTTTCTGCACGTTTCGCCGCATCAGATGCCTTAATAGCGTTACTTGCAATCGATGTTTGTTTATTATCGATGTCAGTTTTTAACGTGCGTGCTTGGCTTACCAACTCGTTAATATCACGCTTATCAACTGTGGTTTGTCCTGCATATGCTTTCGCATCTGCCACCAATTTTTCTGCTTTCGTTACATTAGCACTAGATGTATCAAGTGCCGTATTGCTAGTTGCTAGTTTATCATCAACTGTACGGCTTAATTCTGTGATTTCACCGCCTAATGTTTTAATCATTTCTGCATTAGCGTTAATAGTATCACTTTCGGCTTTGATTTTTTCATATGCATCAATAGCATCATTTGCTGCCTTTGTCGATGTATCTACAATCTTACGTGCAACTGTAGTTGCATCCTCATCGCTACCCACACGGATTAATAAGGCTCTATTCATTTTCTCCTGCATTTCTTGCAAAATTAATGTTACCTTATCTGTCATGTGTTCAATATTTTGGAAAGGGTACTCATCAGGTAAATCTGTATCTTGTTTAATTGGTGTTCTACGTTCAAGAATAATCTTGTGCGTATTATCTAATGGATCACCATCAGCAGGATACGTTAAAGTTTTGTTTTCTTTGTCATAATCGATATTGCCTGTTTGTACGCTTTCTGTGCCGTCTGCATCCACCATGATTAAGGCTACATCTTCAATCATGTAAAAATCATACGGCCATATCCATTTTTTGTTAACTCCATCACATTGATAAACTACACTAGGTTTATTGACCTCTGGTATCATATTTGTTCCCCTTTCTAATTAAACAGGACTACCCATAATTGAGTAGTCCTTATTTATTAATGTTTATCTTTTTTAGATTTTTTATCTTTCAATCGTCTATCAAACATGATAGCCATAATGACATCTTCTAGTTTTGCATCCGTGTCCGTTAGTGCAAATTTAGCTAATGTCCATAGTCCATCTGTTACAGTATCACTGAACCCTGTAATTCGGTTAGATACTTGTGATAGGCTTCTACCTACATCCATAGCACCTTTATTAGGCGATACAATTGCACTGCCTACATCATATAGTTTTTCAACGATTGATGCGGCCATTACTGTATTCCCTTTATTGAACACCTTTTCACCTAGAATGTATTTCATAGCCATGTTGGAAATATCACGCACAATAGGTACACCCATAGTAGCTTGTGATACTAATTCTTCCCCAAAGGATTTCGCCAAATCTTCAGGGTTATCATCATCTCCATTTGTCATGGCTTTGTATACCATCATGCCTAGTGCTTGTGCGGTCAAAGTCCACCATAGCATACGCACGAATTGTCCATAGTTGCCTTGGTCTTTCCGTGCATAGTTACCCTCAGCAATGATATTGTACAAAGTGTTAGCGTAGGAATAGAACGGTACAAATAGTTGAGTGAGTGCATTTCTTGAACGTTGGATGCCTGCACTGTCTTTTGTATCGCCGCTACCGAATATATCTCTTACGGCTCTATCGCCAGCACTAATAGCTTCCTGTTCTACAAATTCTGCCGTTACTCCCTCAACACTTTGTAACTCTAGTACTTTCTTATCGTACGCAAATTTCCATATAGGAATAGACAAGGCAAAATCAGTTTCTGTTAATAGTCTAAATCCCATTTGGTTAATATCATCACGGATATTAGCTAATTGTTCAGCCTTATAACCACCAATATTTGTATCACCTATGCGTAAGCCTTTACCATCAATGGATAAGCCTTGCTTCAAATCCTTATCTAGTGTTTGAACACGCTCCCTCATAAAGATTGATTGAGATAAAACAAAATCACGTGTTGCGTTGTACTTGGCTGTACCTAAACCATAGAACCCAATACCTGCATCACTAATTGCTTTGAGTGTATTCCCTACACCAATACGATACATGGCAACAGGAATGTTCAACGCATTTTGTAAAGCTACTGATACACGGCCAGCCATAACTGCGGTAGAGGTATTTTTCTTGAGTGTCATTACCAATCTACCCCAAGCATCAAGTTTCGCCGCTTCATCTTTCCAGTTATCTCTAACCCATGTTCGCAAGAATTGGTAGGTTTCCATACCAAATTTATCAACGATATATTCTTGGAAACGGCTATTACCAACTAGCTTATTTACATCGGTTACTGCCTTTCGCATAGTAACGTGGTTAATTGCTTCCGTAATTGCATTAGGAATAACATCGAAATCAAGCATTAAAGATTTACCTTTAACTACATCTAAACGTGATTTAGTAGCGCCCATGCCAGTACCAAAGATTGCGTTGCTAGCAATCATCGTTTTAGCGATATCCTCTGTTTCGAAATCAGATACTTTAGCACTTACTTTAGGATTGTACACAATAGGGAAATATTGACCTTGAATTTCTCTACCGCCGATTGTGAATGTAATACCTTTTTCTTTCTTCAAAGGGTTTCCATAAAGTTCTTCTTGAACCTTACTACGCTCTTCATAGAATGAATTGATATGTTCCCATGTACGAATTACAAATTCCCAGTCCTTATCGGTCATGTATTCTTGGAACGCTCTCTCCATTTCTACTTCATTACTTTGGATAGTTTCCAATGCACGTTGTCTATTCTTTTCTGTACCCCAATTCAAGGCAAGCATGATGATTTGCTCTTTGGTAACATTGCGTAATTCGCCTACGTTATATAGATGATCATTACGAACATCAAATAGTTGTTTCTTGGAATATACCGCTTTTACATCTCTGGCCAATCTATACATAGATTTTTCTTTGTACTCGTTAAATTTCTGAGTAGCTTTATTAATTGGCTCGTAAATATATCTAACTGCAGGGCCATTCTTTCCACCATCCAATCTGCGTAAGAATGTTTCGGCTTTCAATAATGATAAGTTAAAGTTATTCAATGTGTTAGACAATGCATCTGCACGGCTGCGGTTGTTTAACTCATTGAATACATTCCCATTATCTCTACCAAATGTTTCGGCTGCCTTATCAATGATTTGGAATATAGCGTCATCAAATGTAACGTTATTTCCTTTTTCATCGATTAGTGTGCTTCCCTCATATTGAGTTCTACCGCTTTTGTACATTCCTGTCATGAGTTCCTCTAACTGTTCGAGTTCGCTCATTTTAAGAGTACTAAACGTTCTAGGTGATTTAGCATCGAACATTTCGTATATCCATGGTTCAAGTTGTACAGTCGCTTCCTTATCGCCCATAATGTCAGCATCTGCATCGAGTGCTTTAATCACGGCCATCATGTCAAAGCCATTAACAGGCTTTAATCCATCATACCTAGTCAACCCCATTTGATATGCCATGTGTGTGTAGAAATAACGCATATTAGGTTCAATCATGATAGGATTTTGACTGCGTGTCATTCTGCCTAGTTGGTCTAATAGTTTAGTTCGTAGTTTCTTAATAGCTTTTGAATTTTCAAACGCTACTCTTGCTCTTGCTTGGTTTAGCATTTGAGATTGTTTAGCACGTAATGCTTCATCTACTTTACCAGTTGCCAATGCACTATCTGCTTTCTTACCATCTCGTACTGCTTGATTTTGGTACTTCTTGTACTGGCTAGCTTGAGATAACGTTAAATCGCCTAATTCTCTTTTAGCACGTTCCATGTATTTCGGAATAGTACCAAATCCACCATCACGAATTGCACGCACCGCATCAATGCGTTCTTGCAATTGTGCCTTTAGCTTTTCAATGCGTTCTTGTGCAGTATCAAGTTCTTTAGATACACTGCCTAATTCCTGTGCTACCCTTGCATTGTCTTTCTTGATGCGTTCAGATTTCGTCAATTCTTTTTCAATTGGTTTCAATTCTTCATCAAGATTTTCACTGTTAGGGTCTAGCTTTTGTAATTTGCTTAGTAATTCCCAGTTCTTAGCAAGGTCTTTATTGGTATGTGCCTTAATCAAGCGTGCTTCCTCTTGAGTGAGTTCCATTTGTCCTTGATTGGATAGTAGCATTTCTTCGGCTATTTCTTGGTTAGATTTGCCTGCGTTTGGATCATTAACAAACTCATTTCTAGCGTTTTCCATTTCCTGTGCTACTGCTTCATCGTAAGTACTGCCAGCTTCCTCACGTTCCGCCTTTTCTAATCCCTCAATAGTTCGATATTGTGTATTTTCTAATGCACCAGCACCCAATGCAATATATCGTCTATGTTCTTTGTAAATAGGATAATCTTCGGCTAATCGCTCTCCAATTTCTTTTTCTACATCGTCTTTCACTTCTTCCCATTCTTTAATAGGTCGATTATCTAACTCTTTCATGTACTTACGCATTACACGTTCTTTTGCTTTTTCTTTAATATCAGCAATGTACCCTTGCACTCGTGCTTGTTCAGTTTCGCTCAACTGTTGATACAATTTTGTATTTTCAAATTGCTCTAATGCTTGCTCGTGTGCGTAGTTTTCAATGTCATCTTGCGTAGCTATCATGCGTGCCATTATATCTTTAATATCAGATGGTACTTCACCGCCCAATCGTTGAACACTACGATAAATACGAGTTAACCATTTAGAGAATTGACGGAATACACGTTGTAATCCTTTTGTTGGTGCTTCACCACTTCGCAAATAGCTTTCCCAACCTCGTGCAAATTTCTCGTGTGCTTTGGTATTGTCTACGTTTTCTCCATCAACCCAACCGCTCCACTCTTTGAGCGTGTTCCAATCATCAAGTAATTGTTTAGGTGCATTGTCCATGGATGCTAGTTTTTGAATATCATCAAAGAACACATGGCCCATTTCGTGTAAGAATGTACTTCTATCAGCAGTTTTGAAAATGCTGATGATGCGTTCACCATTACTCATGATTTCGGTCATACCATTAACGGATTGATTGTACTTTTCAATGACTTTGATTGCCTTATCATCGAACACTACATAGCATCGTCCGTCCTGTTCTCCATCGTAGTATATACCTTTTATACCGATACTATTTAAAAATTCACTAGCCTTTTTAGCGTTTTTTACATTATAAAGATTAAAATGTTCATCATTACCAAGTGCGTGAGATAAAAATGAATACAACTGTTTACCAACAATATTTGTTTTTTCTAATGCACCATATACATCGGTCTTAACGCTCGAAATAACTTGTTCTTCACGTTCACGCTCTACTTGTTTTTCTTTTTCGTATTCTGGATATAACTCATATCTAAACTTTTCATATACATTTTTTAATAGTTCATCGTTACTAGCTATGGTATCAATATCTTCATCGATGCCTACTGTTTTTAAAAATCTATTAACATTTCTTTTTTGAATTTTATTTATGTCATTTATTGTTTTGTTTTTGTTGTGCAGTTCAGATATTATATACCCTACATCAATAAAGTGCGTGTATTTATTAACCCATTTATCACCAATGATTGAATCTTTATGATATTTAATTAATAGGCTTGTAAAACGTTCTAGTTGTTCATCTGACATTTTATGTAATCCGTTTTTCAAGCTATCTCTTACATATCGACTGTATCCAGAAATAGGGTATTGCTCTGGTAATAACTCTGTTTCGTTTGGTATTTCAACTTTAAACAAACTGCTTTTGTTAGAACCTTGTAATTTACTCAATACATCTTTATATTGTTTAGATACTTTCTTATCTTTAGCAAAATATAATCCCCAACCATGTACTTGATTACCCTCACCAGTACCAATAGCGCCTAAATCAAATGTGTCAAAGTCATGTGGTGAACCATGCCATGCGGATTGATAATATTGATAATTATGTTGTTTTCGGAGATTGTCTAAATCATTTTCGTTTGGTATACTATTATTAATAATAAACTGTTTAGTAACCGGTTGGGCCATTTGTTGCCTGCTACCCGTTACTAGACGGTTTATTTTTTTTGTATTCGCATATAACAAGTTGCCATTTGCGATTTGTTGATTATACCAATTGATATTACGTCTTGGAGTAATGGTTTTAATTTTATTTATATTTGTTCCATTAGCAGTTTTAGTAAATGTAACGGCAACTTGTATATTCTCACCGCTTGCATTTATATTGGGATTTCCATTTTTAGCATACATATCTAATACAAGAATTGCTTCATCAGGAATTGCTTTTCGTGAACGGCCATTATAATTCTTAAATACAGCAACTGGATTAGCTATTTTTTTAGGCAATAATTTAATATCATCAATCGATATTTGATTAGCGTGTTTCCCACTAATTACTTTATGAATTATGCTAGGGTCAATCATGATAGCACCATCGAATCCTAACATTTGCAATACGAGTGGAGAATCCATTATTTTAACAGTTCGATGAATTTGTTTTCCGCTTAATTGATGATCAACAACTTGCCCCCAATTCTTTATATCCGATGCCAATTTTTGTTGCATTATTACAGATTGTGCATACCCATTTTGATTATCTAAAACCGCATTCATTTTGATACGCACGCTATCACGCAAATAATCCATAGCAGTATAACCACCACGGCCCATTTGTCGCATATATTGTGCCATTACATCAGCATGTTGTGCCATTAACAACGCATTAGCTTTTTCCACTTCACGTTGTTTTCTATCTGTGCTTTCACCAATCGCTTTAACTACTTTGTTGTACACTTCATAGCCACTCTTGGATAATTGCATCCGTAACGCTATATCGTTATCTGCTAGTGCAAAAATCTTATCATGCAATCGTTCAAGGCTTTCAATTTGTTGTAGCGTATGTTCCATATCAGCATGATGGATATTACTTTGGTTGAGTGCTTCCACGTTATCAGCAAATGCAGTTTGTGCTTTTGCTACGCTTGAATGGTACGCTGCTCGTCTACGTTCTGCATTCGTGCGTGGTGCTTTACCGCCATTATTAGATTTGTAATCAGTCAACCATTGTGGCTCTACACCGCTTGCCGTAGCTTCTTTAATGTCATTATCCATGTTGTCAAAGTCGCTTGCGTAGTTTTCACGATACTCTTGCACTAGGTTTTTGTACAGGTTGTTGTATGCTTGCTTAACCTGTGTAGGGTTAGCGAATACTTGGTCTAGTACTTCACGATCTACATCGCTTGCATCTTCAAATTCATCACGGATAATGCTTTCTTTAACTCGTGCTGCTTTCTTTTCTGTTGCATCAACTAGGTTATTATTAAAGGCTTCCACTTCCGCTTTTGCACGTTCAATGGTTTTCATAGACATACCGCCACGAGTAAAGTATGTACTTTCTTCTAGTGCCTTTACAGTTTCTTCCGTCAAGCCACCGCTTAACTGTGCATACTTCCCAATTGGTACAGGAATATCTGCATTAGCTTCAATGCTCTTCGATACTTCCTCTTGCGTTACCAAACCACTATCAATCATATTCTTAATGGCTTGTTGCCCCTCTTCTGTTTCTGCCATTTCATTGACATTTACATATGCAGTAGATACACCTATATTATCGCCCTGTGCTTGTACAATTTTTCCGTACAACTCAGGGTTTTCTTTTGCCATTTTGTTTGACGATGCATCTTGCTTCAATGCTTGCATAATAGCAGTACCATTTCGATTTTGCTCGGCCATGATTGCTTGTTGTTGTTCTTCTGGTGTTAGCTTTTGAAATTCATGGAACGCTTTCATGGTGTGGATGCCACTGATACCGCCACCAATCGCACCTAAACCAATGACTGCTGGTAGTGCTTGTAGCATTGCACCGCCTGCACCTACTGCCATATCACCTATGGAATATACTCCCTCTGGGTCATTATCATTGCGGTATAGGTTATGTTGGAATTTCTCGTTAATGTCTTGCAAGCCCTCTTCGACTAATTCAGAACCGCCAGCTTTAACATTAGCTTTCATCATTTGTGCAATTGTTGTACCAATACCACGGCTAAATGTTTGTGCTGTATCGCTTGTAGCATTTTGTATAGCTTTAGCCATGGTAGATTTAGGTGCAACAGATGATAAGGCTTTACCAAACACTTTAAATGATGCAAATTCTATACCTGCATCAACTGCAGCAAATGACATTGCGTATTTTCTAGCTTCATCATCTGTATATACTCTGTTACCTTGTGCATCTCGTTTATTGATGAGTTCAATGTATTTTGTGCCAAATGACATTTGGTACATCTGCTCACCCATACCAACTTGAACACCTGTGCTTAAACCAGTTAATGCACCCGGAATAGCACCCTCACCACCAGCCCATGCGGTAGCTACTGCACCTGTTGCAGCACCTAGTGCCATCCCCTCAGCCGCACGATTAGACCCCATAATAGCTTGCGCCGCCATCATATAGCCTTGACTAGCAGTAGCGCCTACTACTTGTTGTAACACATCTGTTCCATCTGTTTGTCTGTATTGCTTTAAGTTCGATTGTAAGCGCTCCATCTCTTTTGTTAAATCTTCGATTTCAGATTTATCAGTAGTTTGAGATAGCTTCCAACCAACTTGCCCTAATTTAATCTGATCATTCATCGACCAAATACCTTGTTGCACCGCATCAAATACACCTCGTGTATTATTGATTGCTTCAAGGTTTTGCAACGTAGTAATAGCTTCTGCTGAGTTTTTATAATTAACCTTTTCAAGTTCCGGATACATTTCACGCACTTCTTGAATAGTTCTACCACGTTCAATTTGTGCTGCAGCTGCTTCTGCTCGTCTGATACCCTCTTGTCCACTAGCCATGATAAGGTCAGCACTAATACCTAGTTTTTCACCACTATCAATTGCTGATTGCGCCCAGTCTGCTTTATTCCACAAATAGATTTGTTCCGCACGATGCATTGCCGGTTGTAATATTTCACTAGCTTTATTTACAAAGTTTTCGCTTTGTTGCGGTGTAACATCGGTTTGCGCCAATGCGTTCATTGCATCCGTATCAACTGTTGCCGTGCTAGGGTCTTTTGTTACCCATGCACCTACACTATTTGCCGCACTACTGATAGCTTTACCATATGAATTATCTGTTGTTTCTTGTTGTACTGCGCCATCAAACGTAGTATGCGCCTTTGATTTTATCGCAAATGTTCCGTTTGTCGCTTGTTCCGGTGTAATTATATAATCACTCATTATTGTCCTAACCTTTCAGCTAATTCTTCCGGTGTTATCGTGTGTTCTTGACCGCTACTATCTTTATATACATAATATGGCTCACCATCATCACCAGTAGTATTGTATAAGCCGTACATACCATTAGCTGCTAATTGTGCGTTGGTATATGTAACGGCTGCACCTTTACCACCAAAGAAATTAGACATTCTACCTGCACCCCAAAACTCACCTGTTTTAGTAGATGCTATGGCTTGTTGAGATACTGCATCAGCCCCCCATTCTGCCATTTGTGCAGGTGATGGGTCAGTGCCATATTTATTTCTGTATTCTTGTACTTTAGGATATACTGCGGTTGCCACACCTTGATACTCAACCCCATCAATCTTTCTGCCTGCTATACTTTCAATTGTGCTTTTCATACCTTTCATATTAGGTGCAAAATCTCCAGTACCATTAGTATATGATGCGTAATAATCATCAATTTGTTTTAATTGAACAGGTGTGAAATACACTCCCATTTCACCAAGAAAACTTGTTAATTCGCCTTGTGATTTGAATTGTCCATTAGCAATTGCAGCCTTAACACCAAGCACATTATTTTCTTTTGCTTTCATTGCGTTTTGTGCTGCTTTATTTACGCTCAACTGCATTCTATTTAAATTATCCTGTTCCGCTCTTGCGTATTCAGAATGTGTTGCTGCGTAGTCTTGTTTAACTTTTAGTACATCAGCTTCTGTACCACCATTAGCTACAACTGCCGCTACTTTTTCTGCTACTTCTGCACGTTGGTTTTCAACTGTCTGTGCTTCTTTTCTACGTAAATTTTGAATGCGTGTAGCCACATTACGTTGAATTAATTCTTTACGTTGTTGTGCTTGCGCTGCCGTTTCTTCCTGTGGTTGTCCACCCTTAAACAGTCTAGCTTTAACCTCTTGCATATATTGTCTGATACTAGGTTCATCGCCATTGCCCTGTGGTGCATCCCATGAGTAATGGTTACCATTCCCATCGATCGCATCCGGTGCGCCATCTTTCCAACGTTGCCCATTTACAGGGCCAGCATACCATGCAACGAGCGCACCATCTACACCATATTTCTGTGCATACTCACCAAGTTTAAATGCAGCTACTTTCTTTTGCGCTTCTGGGTCTGACATATCAGCACCCGGTATACCTGCTTGTGCGCTCCATTCTGGCCAGTTATCCGGTAAGATTTGGAACAAACCATATGCGCCTGTACGTGCATTCACCGCACCAGCATCTCCACCGCTTTCTTGCCCCATAACCGCGGACTTTAGGTTTTCAACTGTTGGCTCACCAATAGCACCTGCAACTTTACCAAACCCTTTATCAAAAAGCGCTTTAGTAACTTTGTCAAGCAAGTTAGGATCATGAGGGTCAAATTGTCCGATTGCTTCATCAATTGCTGCATCATCAGATGTAGCCAATACAACGGATGCTTTCTTGACCTTTTGTCTGTATCCCATAATTTTATCTTCATCAATTAATCCGGATGATGCAGCTGCATTAATCATTTTATTTGCGCCATCTAAATCATCATCAGATATTTTCTTTTCAATCATGGTAACTGCGGTGTTCTGTTGCGCTTTTTTAACTTGTACATCTATTGTGTTTTCGTCATACCCTAGATTGGTTAACTGTGCTTTGATACTACCGCTCAATTGTTGCATGGTTTGTTCAAATGCATCAGGACTACCATTTACAACACCATTGTTAGCGATACTTTGTACATTCAAATCAAGCGCCTTTAATGCACTATCCTCGTACTGACCTCTAACATATTTATTGATATTGTTAATTGTATTTGTCTTATCAGTATCAACAATTTTGTTGAAAGCATTAATACTATCTTTTAACTTGAAATTGTATTTATCAGCGATTTGTTTATTCAATTCCTGTACTTTGAGTTGATAATCAACAGGGATGCTTAATGCATTTTCGCCTTTTCTATTCATAGCGCCGTTATCAGGGTTATACATCCAATCGTTCATAGCAGCGTTAAATTCGTTTGTAGCATTAACTACATCAGTCATTTCTTTTTGCTTTTGAATTTGTAACATTGTATTTCCCAAATCACCAACCGCTTTTGAAAGGTTACTTAGTCCTTGTTGGTCTACACCATATGCAGCAGCATTAGCAGTATTGGCAACATTACCATTAACTGTATTTAGTTTTTGTTCACCCTCATAACTGACTAGCTTCATCTGTATCTCCTAACTTTACGAACAGTTACAATAGATCCAGGCCCTACACCTTGTTGCATTCTTAAATCATCGCCTTGTTTCAAACCTGTAATAGCATCATAATCTGTATCACCACCATATACAGTTTGATATTTAGATTTACCAACTTTACCATTGCCTGCGTATTGTTGTTTCAATCCGTACATGCTAGATGCACCACTCAAGATAGTACTAAGCATTTGCAATCGCCCTTGCGTTTTCGCATTAGATGCAGCCGCTCTTGCACTACTAGCTTCATTGCGATAATTAACCCCATTAAGATATTCATTGTAGATACTGTTATTCTTGCTAGTTTCCCAATTGTTAATATCCTTGTTGTATTCATCATAGCTACTAGCCATTAATTGTAATGGTGTACCACTCATGGATAACCCTGTAGCGCCTGCTTCTGCCGTATTCTGTCCTGCAATCAACCGCATTTTATTGTCCATCTTATCTCGCTCTTGTAGCGCTTGATTGGCAATATCCTGTTGTTTCCTATCAGATATACGTGCATTAGCTTCTGCTGCTTGTGCCTGTGCATTGTACATTGCAGTCTGTGCTTTGGTTTGTTGATGTTGACCCCATAATGTAGTAACCAATTGTCCTGCCATCAATGCAATAGGATTACACATTCGCATCCCCCTTTCTCAATGTAAATAGTTCCATTCCGTTGTGTGTAATATCAGAATGAATAACCGCCCCTAGTGATGTAAGCCATCGCTTCGAGCGGTTATTTTTCTTATGTATGAAATTGAATAAACATTCATGAGTGGATAGCCACTCTTTTATGATTGCGTTACTTCGCTTCAGAAATTCCTTTTGTAATTTCAAATTAGTATCTAGTATCTTATTCCCTAGGAAATAAATACAGTACATTCCGTTAATTGGCTTTTTTGAAATACCATATACGGCTACTGGTACATCATTCTCAATTACAATGTGGTTTTCATAATCATCACTGCATATATCTCTCACAAATTCATTTTTTCCATAATTCGGAAAATTTTGGTTCGCTATATTAACCTCTAAGGTGTCTATGGCTCGTAAGTTGATATATAAGTCATGAATTAATGAAGTGTGCCTTACAGGGCAAATATCAAAGTCCTGTAACATTTGGAAAACCACCACCTATTTCTATTTCTCTTGTTACGCTTAAAAGGTTAAATGGATAAGGCTTTTCATGCAAAATACATACAGATGCATCGGTTGAGTATACTCCATCGAATTTTGGCAATATACATACCTTATCACCACTATATAATTTGAGTGGCGGTAGCGAAATGTCATCCATATAGTTGAAGTTTCTTCCGATTTTACCACCGAATGAATTTAAGATGTTTATCGATAATCTGCTCATCGTTAATAGTCTACCTTGCAATGTACCATCTTGTATTTGCATTTCAATACTTGGAATACGTAATCGTGTAGTGTAGTTAATACCAACGGCTACGCTTTGTGCTTTACCATCGATATTAATGATTGCCGTAGGTGGTACTTCCTTAATTGGCCGTTCCCTACCATTAACTACAATCTGTACATCCTCACCAATCAGATGAGGTACTGTGAAAGTACTGATATTCTCTGTGCTAGTTTGTCGGATATAACAATCCATGTACACATTGTTATTATCAGCGTTATACATTGGCTCAAATCGTTCTATGCACATCACTGTACCGCTTTTGAAATCACGCTCAACGATAACATACAAACTGTCTTGCTCTCCCTCAGCTACACTCTCGGCATATTTGTATTTACCTTTAGTGGTGAAATGTGACCATGCATACACCTTTTGCTCAGGAATGTAAGTTAGACAATCGATATTGCCATCATCTGTTACGTAGTAAACAATACTATCTGGATCTTGGGCATATGCACTCGTAATAAAGTTACGATACTTTGTCAGATGCTTAACGAATAGAGTTAAGTCGGCCCCTGTGTAGTTATCGCTTTCATAGGAATATCCTAAATCACGCACTACGCACCCTCTAGCCTGTACGTACACACATCTATTCCCTATGTATTGTGGCTCACATTCAGATGCGCCACGTTGTGTTTGTGTGCGTAGATTGCAGTTAGTAGGTGTGATAGTTTTAGAACCATCTATAATCCATTCGTTACCACTGGTTAAAATCAATAAGTCATTAGCAGGTATCAAATGTCGAATGTCATACATTTTGCGGTTAATTACTGGTAGCGTTATTGCACTATCATCTGTAATCGTTCCGCCTACTTTTTCTACACCAAAGTTGGAATAATCACCTGTGCGACTAAACCATATGTAGTTAGGGTATTGAGTACTAGATGCTAGAATAAATCTATCTTGGTAAAACGTACATACACGAGGATAACCAAGGCCCTTGCCCCATTGTCCAAATCTGAATTTAGATGTGGCTTCATTTTCTACAACGCTATTCAATACATTTACTTTAACGTGCTTGCTATCAACAAATTCTTTGATTTCAATTACACCATAGTTAGAATGTGGCAAGAATGATAGGTCTATATTAACACTGCCACCTTTTAAATCAGATACAACTTTTAACATTGCACTAGGCGATACCTTGCCTGTATCCGTTACATTGTAATCGTTGTTAGATGTGTACACTCGGTAATCTTTCCATGTAGTGCCATTGTCATTACTGATTTGAATTTTTACAGTGCCATTCCATGTGCCATGCGATGTGAATTTCCACGATAAATCCTCATCACTACTGAATTGTTCTACATCATAATTGATATTATTGTAATCCTCACCAACAAGTCTGTTATATCCGCCGTGTCTTTCACGCGTAACATATTCAGTACGTTGTATTACTTCACCAGTTTTGCTTGTAGTTACTGCTTTAACAAAATGTTCAATCTGCATGACTGAACCAACCATATCAGCATTGAATATATCCTTTGTGGCGGTTAATGTATCGCCATTCAAGATTACAGTACTTTCTTTGTCAATGTTGACTTCGCCGTATGGTTGCTCAGATAGTTTGTATGTATCAAATCGCCAGTCTGTATCACTATATCGTGATAGCGTTTTAACAGGATACTTACCACTACAAATAAACATTACATCGCCACTTTGGATGCAGTTCAATTTATCAACAACATCACTTTCAAATGGTGTTTCTATTTCGATACCTGTATAGATACCATTTCGCCACACACGGATATATCGCTCACCAATTTCAAGCAAGAATGATTTATTCTTCTCGGCCGTAAATTCAAATAGCCGTGTAGACTTATCCTTGTTTTTGACTTGCCCTATATATTCTGAACCTTGCCGTCTAGCCACCGCACCATAAGGCCTAATGACTGCATTTTCTGCTAATAGCAACGCACTTTTGAATTGGTCTAAATCAAACCGCCTAGATACATCAGGCGAAATCTCACCTGTTGTAAATGCAAGTTGTGGAATGTACATCGGTTTCATAGTTACCAACTCCTTGATTGTACGTAGCTAGAAATATATGGCATATCTTGCCTACGTTCTTTCGCACTCAATGATTTAGCTTCTTGTGTTGCTGCTTGATACAGTTTGTAGCACTGATCAAATAAACTACTGTTACCAGTTAATGGCATAGCTAAATCAGAACCCATTTTAGATTTTAATGCTTGGATAAATACAGGACTAAATACATCTATATCTTGCACATCATACACGTAATCGATGTACGCAAGCGGTACATCACTCACGATATACTTTGTGTTATTGTCGAAGGTAAATACATCATATTCCTTTTGGCTTTCCGCTCTAAATCGTTCGCCTTTAGGAATAACCCCAAGGATACGGATGCACTTTTCAGGATACGCATATACAAATTCATAGCCAGCTAGTTTATGCTCAGATAGTACGCACTCTTCACGTTTACGCGCAAAATTCCATTCATATTGTGAAAGTAGCATCTTGCGTGTCGCATCGTAATGCAATCTGCATTGTCTAGCCGTTTCTGTTTCTTCATCAAGGCTATATATCCTACCACCATTGATAAGACTAAGAGCCATATTACAAATATCAGTAGGTGTCATATTGCCCCCTTATAGTGAAAAAGAGGGATGCATAAGCACCCCTCATTCTGTTATTCTTCGGTTTCTTCCGATTTCTTACCTTTAGATTTAGTCTTTGGCTTTTCTTCGCCATCTTCGGTTTCTTCTGCACCTACAGCTTCAAACAAATCATTGAAGTAATCTTTATCATATTCAGCTACTTCTTCTTTTGTAAGTTCTACTGTTTGTCCTTCTTTAATTAAACCCTTTGTATTATGATACAAGGTTACTTTTGCAATGTATTCCATATTTCCCCCTATTTACTAGTAATACCGCTAGTCAAGAATACAGAAATCGTACCAGCCGTTGCATTGTTGACATTAGCACGTGTATAACGTTTAACACCATTCGCCAAGCGCACTTTATATTCGTACCCAGCTGGTGCATTGGCTGGTAATGTAATACCATGCAACAATACAGGGTTAGCAATGTTTTCTGCGTCAGATGTGTACACATTAATCAATGCAGTACCTGTTAATGCTTTGTCTACACGAACAACTAACCACAAGTTAGGGTCAGCATCACCGCTAGTAACTATAACATCGGAGCTGACATTGCCAGATAATTCACGTTTCCAATGGAATGTATTTAAAGTATCGATAATCATGTAGTTTCTCCTCTCTACTATGCAGTAACACGTGCTTCGGTGGAAAGCAATGCATCAATTTTGCGAACAGGAATACCATTCGCGCGAGTAACCATTTTACCCATTTCCATATCTTCTGTGATAGTAGAACCATGCACTTTGTTCTTTTGCAAGCGTAAGAATGTACGCAATTCTTGGTTCATATACCATACTGGTCTACATCCAGTTAAGCTATGCATTTTTTCTTCTGCACGGATCATCAAGTTAATCAAATTAGGGCCTGCAGAAATATCTTCTTTGATAGATTTCATATCGATATTAGCGATACGCACTACATAGCGCCAATCACGAACAGATAAACCAATGTTTTGTTTAAAATGGGTACGATAACCTTGGAACATAGAACCATCAGCTTTAGTTACTGTTACTTCGCCCAAATCTTCTTGTTCTAAACCACCTTGACTGCCACGTGGATAAATACCATGTACAGTAAGAGGGCCCCAACCTACGAGCCACATAGAGGCAAGATTAGCAGTACCGCCTGCATCAATAATATTTTTAGCGCAATCAGCTTTTTTAGTATCCAATGTATTAAAACGTGCGGATAAACCGATAAATTTTTCAGGTGTAGTTTCATCACCATAGAAAAGTGTGCTTGCGATTTCTTGACCCATACTTTCAACAAATGCACTATCTTCTGTTGCACGGAACGCTACAGGGTCATTAGAAAGTTTAACCAAGTCTTTATCCACTTCGGAATATGCTTCCAACATACCACAAGTATCAGTGATTTGTTTTGTAGTGGATTTAGATGGTTGTACACCGCCATACAACATGCGCCATGTTGTGGATGGCAATCCAGTACGTACAGTTGTTTTGTTAGATGTACCATCATTACATTCAATCATTGTCATGTCTTGAATGATTTCGTTTGTTTGGTTTAATTGCTCAATGATTTGTGCAATTTTACCATTTGGATCCATGCGTGTTTGCAAATCCAATAATGTAGGATTGTTAGTTCCGATTGTAGCCATTAATTAATCTCCTTTAATCTTTAAACATAGACGGATACATATTTCGTCTAATAGCTTCATCCGATTGATTATTTGCAGGTCTGTTGTTCCCTGCGTTGTTATCTTCGCTTGCCATACCAGCAATATGTGCGAATAGTTGAATTACTTCTACACGATTACCCAAGCCATTTTCAGCTAGAATTTCACGGATATTAGGAATAGTCTTTTCTACTGCTTCAACACCTGCGGCCGCTTGGCTAACAGTAGTATCGAATTTGTTTCCTAATACCTCACGAGCGTTATCTGCATACCCTTTGTATTGTGCTTTTAGTGCCTCTTGCTTTTGTGTTTCATAAGCACTCACTAAATCTGTAGCGTATTTACTACCGAATTTAGCCAGCTCTACTGCTTGCTCTTGTGTAGCACCTACACCATTAAGCATTTTTGAAAACTCATCTGCGATGGTTTGGTCGACTTCGCCACCCTCGAATGCAGTTGAGAAATCATATACAGTAGGTTCTGCAGGTTGGTCGGTGTTAGTATCACCGCCACCGCCTAAAATCGTACTTTGTTGGTCTTGTGTGTTCGTGTCTTGTGGTGTACCACCATTTGCACTATCCGTGTTATTGTTTGTGCCTTGTTCTAAATTTTCATCCATGGTTACTCACCTTTCTTTAATTCGTTTTCTTCAAGCGTTTTAAAATATTTCTGCATCTGAATATTTTCGAGTTGTGCTAGGTGGTATTTCTTAACCCCCTCTACACCATCTCCAATCTTTCCTAAATCATTCTGTAAAGAAATGGCAACAGCCCTCATCCCCTCATTGAAGAATGTTGTGCTGTTGCCTGTGAATGATTGGCTATTCAGTTTTGCCCTATCTAATATGCGATAAAAAAACCACCTACCGAGTTCAGTACTCAGTACGTGGTTCAACGCTTCAATATCACGCTCACGCATATAATCTCTTTTTTGTTTCATCTAATAATCCATTCCCATTAACTGTTGCATTACAGGGTTTCCATCATTTGCTGCATCGGTTGCTTGTTTCGCTGCACTAGCCATTTGAGGTGCTAATTGTGCTGCTTGTATCATTTGTGCTTGTTCCTCTTGTTCTTGTTGTGCCTGTTGTTGTTCTTCCATCTTAGCTTGATATTCATCATTCGATACAATAACTTTTGCAGGAACACCGAGGTTAACACCATAATAATCCGCTGCTTCTTCAAAATTGAATTTTTGTAAAATATTAGGATTGCCCTGTGCCAATGACATAAGGAACGCAAAATACTGTTCTATTGAAGTTAATGAAGATACTTTCTGAGCCTGTGCCAATGGTGAAATGTACTCTATTTTCACATCTTGGCCGTTTAACTCTTCCGCTAGTACTTCATCGATTGGTGGAAACACACCTGCACGATCTAATATCGCATAGGTACGTTCGATAATCGGATTAAGAAATTCAGATAGTAGCCGTTCCACTACAGGCCCTAATTGTTGTAACTTCTCTTGCGTGCGTTCCATGACTTCCCTTGCCGTCATTTGTCCATTGTCCATGTTATCAAGCATCAGGAATAAGTCAGCACTATATGCACGCTTGATACTGTCTTTAACTTCGATGATTTGTTGCATAATCCAATCAAGATTGATACCTACATTAAAGATAGGTTCAACTTTACCGCCTGTATCAACTTCGGTTATACCACCCGGAAATAGCGATACACTACCAATCACATCGGATGTTACGGCCATTGGTGGTTTCACTCCTAACTCAATAGCGGTTAGTCTATCTAGTTCCAACTTCTGCAGCATCATCGCATCAGATTGTGCAAACCATGCACTACCTTTACCATAGCCATTTAGATCATGTGTTGTGTGCCGTGCAATCGGAATAGGCCATTCTTCATAGCCACTATGTCGCAAGATTTCATCATCTCTACTCCCCTCAACCCAGTAAATAGAGGAGTAAGGCATGTTCTTATTGCCTAGCTTTCCGTTGCGGTCTTTGTTTTCGCAAACCAGCCAACAAACAGTATATGTAGATGCATTACCCTTGCCGTCATCGTATGCATTTTTAATCTTTTCGGTACAGTTCTCGTATCCAAACTCTTCCACGAGTTGGTCGCAAGTCATGTTATACTTCCGCCCAAACGTATTAACCTCACCATTAGCATTACATTCTAATGCGTATGTTCCGATTGGATACGATGTGAAACGCACACCAACTTTACCATCAGGCATGATAGACATAGGCGCTTGCCCAAATGGTAGTTCCATATAGACTTGGTGAACCACATTGTAGAAATTGGATTTTGCAAATACTGCATACAATATTTCTTCACGTTCATCTAATACTTTCGCTACATCGCTATTTGCTGCCATGTCCGTATTTTCCATGGTTAGCTTAAACCACTTACGGCTAGGTGGTGTCATTCCACTCATTACACCACTGGCGAATATTTGGCAACTTTCCCATGCAATCCCAGTAAGGATTTTATCGGTATATAGTTTCGATTGGTCTTGTTCGCCATCGAACACCCCAAGGAATGGCAACTGATAATCTCTTATCATCTTCCATTTCTCAACGTACTTTTGACGATTGATGAACATCTGATTGAATTTAGCTTTTATTTTCTTGTAGTCTTTTGGTTTAGTTACAGGCTTTTCTGTAGGTTGCCTAGCAAGGCTTGATAGAATAGTACTCATATTAACCGCCTAATGTTGTTTTGCCTGTGGCTTGACTCAACGCACTAGCCAAGATGGTACTATCATAACCAGTTTTCTTGCGCTTCTTGTCTGTGAACCATTGTTCATCTCTTTTTTGTGCCATATCATCAGTTTGTGCAACTGGTGTAGGCGATGGTGCTGGTTGTTTAATATCTGGTGTTTTAGCTTTCATACACATTCACATCCCCCCTTTACCCAAATGGTTTGTACTCTGTATTTGCTACTCTTCTGTGATTGCCATTTACTTTTTTAGTGACCCTAAATGCAAAGGTCAAGGCTAATGCATCGCCTTTATTTGGTGATGGTAAGCCACGTTCTTTCATATCTTTCTTGCTTTCAAGTTGAATACGGCCATTCTTATCAATGATCGCTTCAGGCCCTACGAGGTCATCATACAATCCTTGCTCATTAGGAATTGCACCGCCCTCTTTTAACCACTCTTTCATTTCGCCCCACATATACGCACGCATATTGAGGTACATATTGTTAGGCGATGCACCACCAAAGGCAACTAACCGCCATTTTCTACCCATTGACTTACCGATACTATAAATACCAGTTCCGTACCCTTGGTCAATGAATACAGCATCAGCTTTGTATTCATCTTCAAACTGTGCTATTAGGTTAGCCATTCGCATATCATCATCATTCTTTTCAATGGTTGCTAAACACTTCATAGAGTAGCCATTACGCATCACGATTTCCAATGTATCGCCACCAGTCCATGCAGGGTCTACACCGATAATTACAGGTAGGTTGTTAAACTCACCAACTCTGTACATTCGCTTTTGTGCTTCATCAACGATTGATGCGGATATAAATTGTGTATCCGATGCACTAGGGAATATCCCTCGTACACGCACTTTTACAAAGTCGCTATCCTCACCATGAATATCAACCCATTCTTGTAACTTCGCTTTGTTTGAGATTTTAACAGTACGGCTATCTATCTGATAGGTAGTCCAATATGCACGATGTTTTCTAAAACATTCTCTAAACCTACCACTATTACGTGTAGGGTTACCGAACACACACCATATAATTTCCGTTTCCTTATCTGTCAAAGCACCCTCTGTAACTTCCCATATCTTATCGGAAATAGCGGATGCTTCATCAAATATGATAAGTATTCTGTTCCCTTGATTGTGCAAGCCTGCAAATGCTTCTGGGTTGCTATCACTCCATGGGATAGCATCTATCCGCCATGTTTTTTCATATTGCTTATCAGCACTAAATAAAGCCGTAGCCGTATAGGTGAATAATTCTTTGCCTATAAACAGGTTGTACCATTTGTTAAGTTCCGCCCAAGTCTTAGACCTTAACTGTGTATCAGTATTAGCGGTTACTACTCCCCTTGTATTCTCATGTGTAGCAATAGCAAATAGTATCAACAATGAAGAAAAAGCCGATTTACCAATACCATGACCTGATGCAACTGCAATTTGTATTGCCTTAGCTAATGACTTACCCTTGCGTAGTTCTTCGCCTATTTTCTTGAAAGTCTTTACTTGCCATTCGTCAGGGCCATCAAAGTTTTCTAAAGGTGTTCCTTTTTCTCCCCAAGGGAATGCGAAATATACAAAGCCTAATGGATCATGCGTAAATGAACCCAACGCATCAATCAGTTGTGCCTTGTTGTACTTCATCTGATTTCACCCTTGCTTGTTTCATGCGGTCGGATATATCAATTTCTATTTCTGCATCAAGTTTTACCTTTTCAGTGAATAGCATGTGCCGTTTGCCCAACAACTCGGCGGCTTTAGTTCTGTCTGCAATTGATGCATCCAAACCAAACGCATCTTTTTCTTCGCCATTCATTACCTTAGTTAGGTATTCTAGTACTTCATCAGCCGTTGCGATTGTGTTTTTGCTTCGCTCGTTCATGACTGCATCTATATATTGCCGTACCTTAGGTTTTCTTAGCATCTTGCTTCCTGTTACACTTGCACTATTTTCTGCATATCCAGCCTTAATAGCACTCTGTGTTGCGTTGGTAGTCTTGATATACTCATCTGCAAATATACGTTCTTTTTCTGTTAAGGTGTTAGCATCTGCCATATATCAATCACCACCTTTATATGTCTTAACTAAAAATAGCAGTACTTCATGTTGCTTAGTACTGCTATACTCACTTTCTTTCTTATAGAGTTGTCCTTGCTTGAACGTTTTCCCCTTTTTGTACTTATGAGGGAATGTCAGTTTATATTCCTCTTCAGTGTACATTCGATTAACGATATATACCTTACAAGGCTTATCATATTTGCTCCACGATTGCCTTATATCGACTACATATCGCCTGCCGTTCATTTGTAATGCTTTAAGCAGTTTCTTTATCGTTGGTTGATAATTCACATTAAGCACCACACAATACCGACTATAATCAATACACCGCACACAATGGCTAGGCAATCAATAATACTCAACACATTATCTTCACGATGTTCAAACGCATATTTTGCTTTCGCCTGTAGGTCTTTGTTATCTAAATCTTGTGCAGCACGTTTAAATAACGCTCTATCCTTAATGAATTGTTTAATTGCATTAATCATTTTAGTACTTCACCACCTTTCCGCTTTAACTTCCCATTAGATCTAACACACAAACCGCATGTGCTTTTTCTTGCGTTCCCCTGTGTGATGTATGTTTGGCATAATCCGTCGTACTCAATGACATTAGCCGTACATTTCCCTTTCTTGTTGTTAAGACATTTACTCTTACAACACAATATATCAGTCATCATTTCCCCCCTTTTGATAACTTTATACAAAAAATGAGATATATCGCCGTGGATATACCTCATTATGTGATAGTTTTATTCGTTTTTATTGCATACTCAAAACCAAAGTTATATAGTTGGCTATTCGCCAACACGAGTATATGAATTGTAATCATGGTTAGCTCACTCTGTCTAACTCTCGCACAATACTCGGTTCCCAACGGAACATATAGCTTTAGTTTTCAATATGCAATTGCACTCTCTAAACTAATACCGCTAGTTGTTTGTAGTATGTAACATTTTTTCGCTTAAGGTTTTATCTCATGAAACGTATAGTTGGTTGTTATTGCATAATTGGATAGGATTATATGTGCGGTATTAGTTTACAAAATGCAATATAAGAGGTGCGGTACAGTTAGAAATTAATATAGATTGTAATGACTTAGAAACAATACTCGTTGATTTTCAAATACAAAATATAAAACCGCACCTCAATTGCTATTTAGTTTTCAGAATTGCTCATTGGCAACTCTTACACCCTATATTCTACTATATGTTTTTAGGTGTTTATACTGACATTTACTGACATTTCATGACATTTACTGACATTTCAACCTGCCTATTTCAATCAATGCTTTTTCTTTGTACCTCATAGCCTGTCTTTCATTGAATTGGTTCTCAAAAACTGAATGCGCTTGTTTGGCTGACATTCCAAGCAGGTATTCATAACGTAACATTGTGCCGCCTATTTCTTCGCTTAGACTATTGATCGTGTTGATTACATCGCACTTGTACTCGCTCAATTCATCAATCCGTCTGCGTTGTTCTTTTTCCGTATCAATAAACCTTGCTACGCTATTTTCTAACCCACATGGAACACCGCCACCGCTCACTCTATCCTTGGAATAATCTATTGCACTAATCGATGTGATGTTACATCGTAGTTGCTCTATCTCTTTTGCAATCGACTTTATTTGTTCATCAACTGTCTTTACAGGCTCAAGGTATTTTCTAGCACTACTAATTAATCTTTTTTCACTTTTTGTTGGTTCATTCAAATACAAATCACCTCAATCCTTAAATGTACCATTAATGACTAACATATAAACCAACACGCTCCATGCTACAAATATAATTGCATTTGCATAACCATTGTTTACATTACCCATAGCAACTACCAAGCAAAAGAACATAAACCATATCATATGTTTATACCTCTGCTAGTTTTGCATATTTCCATGCAATCGGAGAATTTTTTATTACATTACTCCAAGATGTTCTTCCAAGTTGCCACGCATATACTTCTCCATTTTCATACATTGCAAAATATCTACACTTCCATACTTCTTCAATACTATTTCTTACAAAAATCGGTGTATCAACTTCTACTTTCGACCAATCAACAAGGCCTAGATACTCGCCAATATCGATTAGTTGGTCTTTCTCTTCGAAGCATGTAGATTTCACTGGAACACGTGGCGAAAACGGGCATAGATAATCTCTTTCGCCGACAAAGAAAAATAGTGTATCATCTTCAATTTCCGCTTTTCGATACCCTAGATCATACATGCGTCTAAATAGTTCATCTGTAAATTGTTTATCGTTCATAGTTATACCTCTTCATATGTTATTTCAAATATATCAGGCTTACACGGATAAATCTCACCTTTAACACCTTTAATAATGTAATCACCTAACGACGCTCTATATTGCCCCTCTAATGTGTTAATGAGAAGTTTGTTTTCAATAAAGCATATAAAGTCTTTTCCACAAAATTTCACACACTCTTCCCAATTTTTTCGCGTATACTGTATTGCTTCAATCACAACTGGTTTCTTTTTATAACGCTTAATCATACTCTACCCACTCCCCTTTATCTTCATTCCATTTGTACCATTCAACTTGTTTCAACTTTAATACTGCTCCTTTATGTAGCTCACCGATACAAAATTCATCATCGCCACTTTCACAAGCCAGTTGCTTTAGAAATTCAAACGCACTTTCCCATGTATCATGCGGTGCTATGTAATAATCAGAATGTTCTGTATATCCGCTATAGCCTAACATACTAACCTCTTATGATAAGGCGGATATTTCACCGCCTATATCTATCCAACCAATACTTTAATTAAAACCGCAAACCCAAATATCAAAGCTACTAGCGATACCCCCATGATCGCATTGAAAAACAACTCTTGCATAAACCCAAATGCATTTCTATTAGCTTTTGCATCCCTATTAGCCATCGCTTTGAAGTCTTGTGTTTTCGTTTGTAGGTTTTCTATATCACCTGTATATGTTCTAATCGGTATACACATTTATTTACCAGCTTTCAATTCTTCAACTTCCGCTACTAATTGATTTACCAACTCTTCAAGTTGTTTGATTTTGCCTTTATGGTTAGTTTCGTATTCACTACCCTTACCAAGTCTAAAGGATACACCTGCATTAATCATTTTGTTGGCTAATGTAGCACCCAAGCTAAACATAACGTGTTCTGTTGGTGCATAGAACATTCCAAGTGCTACATCATTTGCGTTTTTGTAGTGGCCGTAACCAACTGCAAATGTTAATTTATCATCGGAATTGTAGCCTAGGTAGTGTAACGCACTTAGCGCTGCATTAGATGCACCAGCTTTTGCTACTTCATGCATCACGTTTGAGATTTGACCTACTGTGTTTCGTTCTAAATCTGTAATACGTGTTTCGTGGTTATTAATTCTATCTGTATTGTTCAAAATGGCTTGGCTATTTTGCCCTACACGCTCGTTTGTAGCGTTTAGAGTGTTATTAATCGTTGTAAATCCGTTATCCACCTTAGAGGTCAAATTAGAGATATTTGTAGTATTTCGTGTAACTCGTTTATCTAAACAGTTTACATCTTTTTGAAGTTTGGCAATGTGTGTTCCGTTTGTTTCAATTTCGTCATACGCTGCGAACAGTTGACTGCCGTTTACCGCATCTAAACTGCTAGGGTCTACACGGCCTGCACTTACATTGTGCAATTGTCGATTGTAATTGCTAATTCCGCTATATGTATCGCTTTTCTTACTACCAAAGGATACTACGCTATTAGGACTTTCACCTGCGAACACGTGAGTTACACCATTTAATACAACTTGTCGAACACCTACAGGGTTATCCGTTTGACTGTTTGTGCCAATTGCTACGGAATTTTGAATAGGTGCTGATGCATTATTACCAATGACTACTGCATCAATTCCACGCACTACGCTATGCGTACCTACAACTACCGCACCTTGATTATCTACTGTATTGTTAGCACCTAATACAGTTTGTTCTTTATTGTTGCCTACATAATTGTTGTACCCAATCACGCTTGCTTGGTCTGCTTCGATTGTTCCGTTGCCACCACCGATTACAACGCTATCATTTCCTGTTGCTTTATTATCACGGCCTAAAACGATTGTATTTGTGCCTGTAACTACTGTATTCGCCCCTACGGCTACAGAATTGTAACCGCTTACTACTGGTGCTTGTGTGTTAGGCTCTACTGGCCCTGTTACAACACCACTTGCTAATACATTACCGCCAATTGTCCCCATAATCATTGTTGCTAATACTAATTTATTCATGTTTGTTTTCTCCTTTTACTGTCTACTTTCTGTCTATCTACTGTCTTTTCTGTCTATTTACTGTCTTTTTTTATTTACCAGTACTACCATATCCACCATCGCCACGTTCTGTTTCGCTGAGTGTTTGTGCTTCTTCTACATCTACATTCAAATAAGGTGTGATAATCAATTGTGCTATACGATCACCTCTTGAAATTTCATAATCTTTACAAGAGATATTTTCAAACTCAATGCTTAGTTCCCCTCTATAATCTGCATCGATATAACCTTGACTATTAGGTACTCTCAATGGTGTTTTACAAAGGCTACTTCTAGGTGCGAGAACCCCAACATATCCTTTAGGTATCTCAACCGCTACCCCTAATGGAATACGCTTCTGACTATCTGCATGTACTGTTATATTAAACGGACAATATATATCTAATCCTGCACTATCAATTGTTCCTCTAGTTGGTAATTTTGCGTACTCATTCATTAACTTTACTTTCACTTTTTCACCTCTTGTTGTATCCGATTTCTATTAGTCTTTCTCTAATCGTTGTAAAGGATACGTTCATAATTTCTCCTATTTTCTGATATGTCATTCCTTGTTCTCTTAACTCTATGGCTTTATCTACATCAATCGGCTTACGATGATTTTGTTTAACTCCTTTTGTGTAGTTCACCAGCCCAAGTATCCGTAGTGCTTGGCTAACACTCATTTCCGAGTAAACGCAAGCACCGAGTGCTAACCAGTTTTGACAATTAGTCGGTATCATTGCTACAATCACTTTCTTTATACATCTTGAACCAATCATCCGCCCTCATGGTGATTAACCATTTAGCATTATTCTTTCGATGTGCCACGATTGGCATCACGTTTTTATGCTCGCTATCGTGAATTGCTTGTGCCATTGCTTTGTCGATATTTAATGCTTGTACACGCTTTACCTCAATGTGGATATTAGGTAGCCCAACACAATCGCTGGCATCACCTGTATTTCCACAATATTGTTGCGTTCTTCTCACATCAAACCCATGTTCCTTGCATAGATTGGCAAATTCACGTTCTCCATCTGCACCTTTTCGTTTACTATTTACTTTCTTTTTCTTCTTTTCCACTGGCAATATGTATCACCTCTCACTCTGCAAATTCCATCAAATTTGTTTGTACTTTAACATCGCTCAACATTTCATCTTTTGCTTTTGCATACATTCTTCTATCAATTTCAAAACCGTATGCACTTCTACCTAATTCCATCGCCGCCCTTAATGTGCTACCGCTACCAGCTACAGGGTCAATGATTACATCGCCCTCATCTGTAAATATTTCTATTAAGCGTTTTAGTACGTTTACAGGCTTTTGCGTTGGGTGAATATTAGGAACGATATTCTTGTTATCACGTTTCCATTCAAAATGATCGAATATCATTTTTTTGTTGTTATTGAATTTAGGCAACTTTTCACGATACAGAATTAACGCATATTCTGTAGCACCAACTATACGCATATTAGCTTTTAGCACTTGCGCGGAATAGTTTTTGTTAAACGTGATAGGAATGTAATTCTTGAACCCATGTTTTTGTGCATATTCAATTACCATTGGCATTTGTTGAAATGAACAGAATACAATCATGCATGGTGCTTTCCCTCGTTCCTTAGGCTCTTTTTTTAATAGCCGATTGCAAAAGTGAAAGTATTCTGCAATGTTGAAATTATAATCGGAGTTAAAGAACGCTTTACCTGCTTTTTTACTTTCGCCATTCTTGTTATCCCCCCCTACATACCACATAGGGTTACTTGCATATGCATTATTGCCTAGATTGTATGGAATGTCAGCAATTACTAATTGTGCCTTTGGTATTCCATATCGCTTAAAATTTTGAAAATTATCATTAAATAACTCTACTTTCATCGTTACCTCTTTTCAAAAGGATTAATGGTTTCACAGATTATAAATTCTCTATTATCATATCCATGTCGTTTTTCCCATTCACGAAATACCTTTGTTAATTCATTTTCCAATTCCTGTATATGTTCTTTCTTCACATCAAACAAATAATCTTCCGAATATTCCGCTATTTCATCGTCAAGATCGCCATATACAATCTCTTCAATAACTCGTTCAGCATTAACAGTAGGAACATAATAATAAGGATTTCCAACTCTAATCTTCGGGACTTCTTCTTCTGGATACGTTTTAACAAAATCATTCACACAATCTACTATACTTTTTTCAGGATACCCTACGCATCCATCGATTACCCAGCACCATTCATTCTCGTTTTTTACTAGCATTGTTACTCACTCCTTGATGTAATCTTTTATTCAAGTAAAAAATCGCCGCTAGCATAATAATCTTTATACTTAAATAGCTGTTTTTCACAATTAGCACAAACACACCATTCGTCATGGTTGTAGTCTAGTCCTGAATACATTTCTGAATTATCACACTCTTCACCAACTAGACTTACGAGGTAAGAAACAGTTCCACTGACTTTAGAATTTATATAAAACTCCGTGCAACCACATTCAGGACATTCTCCTGTTTGTTTTATAACTTCATATCGATTCATATAATCAGCACCTAGAACGGAACATTTTCATGCACATCATTATTTTCAAAACTATCAAAGTTACTACCGCCATCAAATTCACCCTCTAATTTTCGCCCTACGAAATTAGCAACTACTTCTGTTACATATTTCTTTTGGCCGTTGCTATCCTCATAGGAACGTGTTTGTAATCTCCCCTCTACGAATAGCCGTTCGCCTTTCTTACATGCACCAACGGCTTCACCTGTCTTGCCCCATGCTACGCAATTAATAAAAGCAGTTTGTTCTTTTGTTTCATTCGTAGCACTATCAATATATGTATTGGTCGCTGCGACTGTGAAAGTCGCTACGGCTCTTCCTGTTTTTGTAAAACGTAATTCTGGATCACGTGCTAAATTTCCTAAAATCTGTACTGTGTTCATATCAATTTCCTTTCAATATTAATCTTGCCTTTGTATGTTCTTATCATGTCATGCATACACTCAAACTCTTTTGCGTTCGCTTTCATTAACATTGACATTTGCTCTGTTGCTTCCTGCTCAGTTTCCACATTGAGTGGTATTTCGATTAGGATTGCCATTTTGTGTTTTTTTCTTAGCATTTATCCCCCTTACCAATAACTAAGCTGGTTTAGTTCAGCCTTGCAATCATCTACATATACATCGTAGCTAGGGTGAATGTGGCAATCGACTGTTGCCTCATCACGCATTATTTCTAGCAAGTTTTCAATCTTGGTTATTGCTTGTGCCTCGTTATTTGCTAGCACTTGAAAGCTAACATCAAATGATACTTTCACGCTGGCTTCAAACGATTTAATTCGTTCTTTCATCTATCCCCCTATTGCCTGTTTTAACAACTCTTTACCTTTATCAGATATTTTGCTTTTGTTGATGATTTCTGTTACATCTACTGGTTCTTTGGCTACCTCTACCAAGTTACCTGTACGTGTCATTTCAATTTGCTTTCGACCGCTCATGATCATTGCTTGTTCTTTTTCTGCTTTTTCCCTAGCCTTGAGCAATATGTGATTATCCTTGATTGAGTTTGCCATACGTTGGCGATGCATTTCTCGTTTTTCTTCTTGCTCGTACTGTTTGATGAATTGTGATCTACAACTTGCCTCGTTATATTCATTGCCCATTAGAGGGTTAAATGATGACCATATCGATTTAGCACACTTTAATGTCAAGCCGTCTAGGTGTTCTAATCCATGTTCATATCCGTATGTACTAGCACACTTAATCACTCGTTCCCATGCACTTTGAGCAGTTGGAATTTCCTCATGTGCATTCACGTATGCACTTAATGCGGAACATTCCTCTCTCAACTCTGCAATGCTAGGTAAAAATTTACATCGATTAATCAAGTTGGCTACGGCTTGTGTTAGCGTTACAGGATTAACATCAGCAAGCATCGTACAATACAACTTGAAACGCTCTTTTGTCATATCAATAGACCACGCTATCTGTAACATCGATAGTGCTTTCACTATCTGTTGTTGACTGTTCATCTGCATATTCGTTCATCAACTCCTTTACTACGTTTATTGCATCTTCTTTGCTGTTCTTATTTACAGGCTTTCGGTTGAAGTTGTTTTTCTCCCATGTTCTGATAGTGGCTTTCCAATCTTTCATTTTCTTGCCGTTAGATAAAACCCAACCTCTTGCCTCTTGAAAGTCTATAAAGTATTCAGCATCAATATTGTTATTACGTTCAATGCAGTATGCTTTTACTTCTTCAAGCGTTGGTGGAGTAAAGTGTGTTCGTGTTTGTTGTGGTTTATCCACAACATATATATCTCTATCTCTATCTCTATCTCTATCTCTATCTCTATCTCTATCTCTGGTGGAGATTTGTCTGAGATTTGTCTGGACATTTGTCCTTTCTTCTTCTATACGTTGTCTGTATTCCCGCTTTCTGTCAGCCTCACTACTACCTTTGCCTATGAAATTTTGAATATCTAGCATGTAAATTGCACCATTATCCAGTACATCAATTAAGCCTAAATCTTTAAATATGGTTAGTGCTTGCTTGATAGTACCTACTTGATGTCCTGTAATGCTTGATAGCATATCAGCACTATAAGGAATGCGATCATTAAAAACTAACTTTCCGTCATTCTTTAGGCTTCGTAGGTAGAGTTTTAAAAGAATATTACTGTACAAGTAGCCATCTTTCATGCTTTCTAATATCTTCAACTCATCGCTGTCAAAGAAATTATCTTTCAGCCGTAGATAGTAATACTTTTTGTTATCGCTCATAGGCTAGTCCTTGTTTAGCGTTTCGATAAACTCATCTTCACTTAATGGCTTACCTAGTAATGCAATTCGTGCTAACACACTAGCAATTTCATCGGCTTCATTTTCTTCTGCATCTAATACGCTATCAACCATTGCATAAATTGCGTCTAGTTCTGAAATTATCCGATTATTAAACGTATTACTATTTTGGTCTTTTTTGTAATATTCAATGCGGTTTTCTACGTATGCTCTAATCATTATTAATTCGTTCATATTTATCTGTCCTTTCTTCAACTTCCTTTAATAGGTTTCGTCTAATTTCTTTTGCGAACACACCATGTGCCTGATAATGGCAATCGGTGCATAGGCAAGCTAGGTTTCTCAAATCGCTTAATCCGCCTTGTGATCTAAATATTATGTGATGGCACTGACTGGCCATGCTTCCGCATATCACGCATAAGCCGTTATCACGTTCATAGGCTTGCTTTCGTGTTGTTGCGTATAGTTTGTTATCACGTTTTTTTCTGTTGTTCACTATCCCACCCCTCTATAAGCGATTGAATGTATTCGCTAGGTTCTAGTTGAATACCTAGCTGGTTACACTCATCTGTTAAACAATCTATAAGCCTTGCCATTTCTTTTGTGTTGTATACGCTGCTGCCGTGGTAGCACATGATATTGTGATAGCCCTTTAGGTTTTGGCACTCACCTATATCTTCCGCAAGCCAGCCCAATCCGTGGCCTTGCCATATTTGTATATAGCGTTCGACCGCATCTTCTCTTACTGGCACATATGAGAAATGTCCACAATCTTTTATTGCCTTTCGGTATACATCCTCTTTTGATGTGTATCCGTTCTTACTCAACTCATCAGCTATGCGTTGGCACAATATCCAAGCATAACTATTTGAGTTAAGACTACGGCTTTTAGATTTCCTTTTAATCTCTACTGTGTATTCTTTATCGGTAGAGATATTTGACAAATCATTGTCATGTGGTGCTGGTATTACTACCATTACACCGAGTGGCGAACGCAACAGTTCGATGTTATTTGTTGTCCATTTCATAGAGTTGTTAGCCACGCTTTAAACTGTTGCAACTCTTGCAAATCTAAAAATTCAGTTGACGATTTATTAAATGTTGTTTTCATATAAGAAATAGCATTTTCTTTTGTTACACCTTTGATTTTTGCTAATTCAGAAATTTCGTGTTTAACACCCTTGGTTAATTCAGTTTCGTTATTGCTTTGTGCATCATCATCTTCATCCCAAGCCACACCTAAAATAGAGGACAAGGAATATCTTCGTGCATACGTTACAACACTACCAACACCTTGAGGGTCTTTTTTCATCAATGGTAGCGTTAAAGGGTCGCTTTCCAACCATTCACCGCTTTCATGTAATAACATGGTTGTTACAGATACTACATCAGAACCTGTAAAAGGTACTTGCAAAAAAGATAATCCATTGTTTGCTAATACAGGTCTAACAGCCTGTAGCAAACTATCTAGCGTTACATATTTTGATTTTAGAAATGCATTTTCTTTTGTTCTGTTTGGATCAGATACTTCTGATTGGAATTTCGCTAATGCTTTTGCTATTTCTGTTATGGTTTCACTTCTATTCATTAAATTTCACTCCATTCAACACCTAATCGGATTAATGTATCGGTAATAACTTTACGTTGTCTTGAATTGATATTCTTTACAACATAAGTTACTGTTTTTACTTCCTCTATGATTTCCTCTGTTACTTGTGGTTGTTCTGTGAATACTGGGTCTAGTTTCGTTTGTTGAGGTTCTTTTGCTTTAAGTTCAATCTCTAAACGCTTTTCAAACTCTTCAGCAATAACACTATCAAGTTCACCAAACGGAACGTTATCAACACGATGTTTAATTTCTTCGTATTGGATAGGTGTATCTAGTGCGTAGTTTTGATTAAATAAATCAATTTTCATCTTAATCATTTCTACTTTTTCAGCCTGCATACGCTTTAGATCATCATCGTTTTGTTGTTGTTCTAAAACACCTTTAGCCATTTCATCAATGGCTAGTGCAACATCTGACATTTTGGCGGTTTTGTTTTCCCACCATTTAGGGTTTGGAATTACTCTGTTTTTATACTCTTCTCTAATACCTAATGTTTGTGCTTTATCTTCAACCATCTTCAATACTGTTTCTTTACGTTTCAGCATTTCTTGTTGTTCAAATTCATTGATTTGATTTGCGATAGGGTTTTCAACTCTACTTACAACTGCAAGCACTTGTTCTAGTTCTGCGGTGAATGTATTATACGGAATTTTTAATTCACGTTTTTTATCAGTACCAAATCGTGTTAGCTTAGTACGGATAGAAACGATTTCTTTCAGTACAGATTTCATTTCTTTTAGGTTATCTTCCGTAACAACTAACCCATTATATTTTTCTAGTTTCTCTTCAAGGTACTTCGCAAGTTCTGCGTTGTTCCAAGTCAAAGTTAAATTGCTATCAATCACTTGTGGCTCGATAGCTGGTTGTACGATTACATCAACTGTTTCCATATGTTTTGTTTCTCCTTATATTTGTGTTAAAATACAAGTAGAGTAATAGCAAAATCACTCTACACGCACGCTTATGGCTTTGGTCGGTCTAGCGTGCTTTTTTATTTCTCTCATCCAGAAGTTTGAAAGGATGAGTAGGGTTAACCCCAATGATATTTGTAAGAATGCTGTATAAAAATCAATTCTATCGATTTCTACAGAACCTACTGTTCCTATTATCATTAGGAACGCTATTGTTCTTACCATCCAAATCAATTTCATAATTCATTACCTACAATCACTAGCATTTGGCTGGTGATTTTTTTAATTTCACTTTTCAAACGATTGTTTTCTTTTTCTAATCGCTCTACCTCGTTTTTTAACTTTCTGTAACCAATAGCCGAGTATTCACTTTCAACTCCTGCTAGTGCTTCAACCTCTTTTTTACTAAACCTTACACCGCTTACATTCGGTAGTTGTTTTAGCTTGCCTTTATTTCTTAGGTCATATACTGCAGTTAGTGAAATTTGAAATAATTCTGCTACTTGGTTAGCCGTGTATACTAGGCTTTCCATTTTATTCACCTAAAAATTTATTAATAAAATACTGTTGTCCTTTTCCTGTTACTTTTGTAGTTTTATTAACCGATGTATGACCATCAGCATGACTTACAACAGTTTCTTTAATTTGGAATAATCCCATTTCCATTGCTTTTTGTGTAGGACTGTTATAATCAGAACCTTTACGTTTTATTAAATATGAATTTTCACGTAACCAATTAAACAATCGTTTTTGCCCCATATTCTTTACTCCGTTCTGATGAAGTAACTTTGCTAAATCTCCAACTAATATAGATGTATGACTAGCCGCTACACTATCAGCAAACAAAACCTTTGGCTTTTGTTCCTCAATCAAGGCTTTTGCTTTATTATGTTCTTCAACCTCGTTAGCATATGCTCTTAATGCATCTGGTAATGTTTTAGGTATATCTGCAATATATTGCCCTGTTTTACGTATTTGAGGAATAACATCGTGTGTAATCCAACGCTTAAATTCTTTAGCTTCTGGCTTTCTGCTTGAAAGTACCAAACTATATAAGCCATATTCATTGACAATAGATTTTTCTGGATTTCCTGGAGTACCGTCATTTAAAATGACACTACTCTTTTCGTCATCATCCAACCGAATTAATGCCTGCCTTGAGTTGTTAATTTCGAGACAATTACATACATCTTTTGCAACAAACCAAGGCTCTTGTTCTTTCATAACAATGCGTACATTACCAAATTGATTGTTTTTAAAAATTTGTAATTCGTTCATTTAGTTCCTTTCTCTACTTAAAGTAGACTAATACGGCAAAACAATATCATCAATAGTAACAGAATATAACTTGCATAATGTAATTAAATTTGCATAATCGATTTCTGTTTTACCATTTTCCCAATTGTTTATTGTGAGCTTTGATTTCTTCATTTTTTTAGCTACTTTTTCTTGAGATAAATTTGCATTAACTCGTGCTGCTTTTAAAGAAATTTTCAATCGCTTCAACTTATCACTCCTTTCTTCGATTGTTAGTATAGTTTACTTAAAGTAGAATGTCAATACTAAAAGTAAACTTTTTTATAAAATAGTATTGTGTGTTGCCACTTTAAGTATTAATATATGATTATACAGGCGAGAAGAATAGGAGTTTATCATGAATTCTGATTACAAAAAGGTATTTGCCAAAAATTTAAGTAATTTATTGGTAAGAAACAAAAAGACACAAGCTGATTTAGTAGCCGATTTAAAATTAAACAAATCAACTGTTTCAACATGGGCTAACGGAACTAAAATGCCTAGAATGAATAAAATAGAACAGCTGGCTAATTATTTTGGTGTAGAAAAATCAGATTTAATAGAGGATAAACCTGATACAAACGAACAGTATTATAATGATCCATCTGTATCAGAATACGCACAAGCGATTAAAGATAATCCAGATTTACGCATACTATTCGATGCTAGTAAAGACATGTCAAAAGATGATATAGATTTTGTGCTAAATACAATAGAAATGTTAAAGAAAAGAGGTTAGATGGTATGGAATTATTTTTATCTTTTATATCAATCATTGCTTATATTATTGGCTATCCTACTGTATCTGGTGTCATTGGTTTAATAGGATTGGTTGTATTTGTTTGGTTTTATTCAAAGCAAAAAGATCCGTATATGGTTTTTATTCCATGGTTAGTAATTGCAATTTTGTTTAATATATTCTTAATTCACTACAAACCTAATTATTTATTAAGCATAGGAATTACTTCGTCTATTTCAACTTGGGTTACATCACTACTGATGTTTTTTTATTTCAAATGGATAAATAGATAATGTGTAAAAAATTTCTCCTTATCTACGATACAATACATCTTATATAAGGGGATGATAGTATGAACATCAATTTGATTTACATAAAATTACGGAAAACACAAACTGCGGTATTAAAACTAAATGATGACGGAACATATACAATCCTAGTTAATAGCAATAAGCCACGAGATATACAAAGGCAAGGAATACTACACGAATTAGGCCACATTATACATGACGATATGTACAACACCGCTAATGTTGATTTAATCGAGCGTATGGCTCATGCAAGGCAATTTGACGATGTAGAGGGTATTAACTTTTACACACACATCATATGAGGTGAATTATGCAATACAATTTCACTATTAGAAAAAAGGATAAAGGGTATCAGATTATAGTCAGCTATAAGGATGGCTATAAATGGAAACAGAAATCTAAACAGGGTTTTGCTACACAAAGAGATGCTAAACTTTATGGCCAAGAAATAGTCGATAACCTAAAAAAGACTATCACCAGTCCACTTGATGATAGTCTAAAAAATGTTACTCTTATTGAATTATTTGAATTATACATAAACGAAAAAATAGATATCACTTACAATACTACTATAGCGTATCGAAACGCATTAAATGTTGTATCTGCATTATTTGATAAACCTATTCCGCAAATCACAAAACACCAAATCATGCAAGAATACAATAACAGCAATTATTCAGTGCAAACAATAAATTTGTGTAGTCGAGTTTTAAAAGCAGTATTTAATTATGCTATTGATCCGTATCGTATTATTCGCAATAACCCATGTATTTCAATTAAACCAATTAAAGAAAGAAAGGTAAAGGATTTAAAGGTATTTACCGAAATTGAATTAAACGCTCTAGAACGCATGAAAGACAAACACTATATGTATTATGTCATGTTCATGGTTGCACGCTATACAGGGGCAAGATATGGAGAAATTATCGCCATTAACTGGTGCGATATAGATTTAGATAACCAAGTTATATTGATTGATAAACAATGGACTCGATTAAAAGATAATAGCTACGGATACGCTTTTACAAAATCAAAGAATAGTATCAGAAAAATACCTATTCCACCTGTACTATGTGGAATATTAGAAAACTATAAAATACATTCAGTGCAAGATAGATTATTCCCTTTCAAGGATAATCGGTCAAGCCGTGCTAATACAGTATTAAGTTATTATGTGAAAGATAAATCTATGCATTCCTTTCGTCATACTTACGCTACAACGCTACTGTCAAATAATGTAGATATTAAGACAGTAGCAAGCCTATTGGGTGATACTGTAGATACTGTTATAAATAATTACATCCACTATACAGATGAAATGAGAAGAAAAGCCGCCGAAAAGGTGGTAAATATTTTTGGCTAATTTTTTTGACGATTATATGACGAAATCTTAAAAACACCAGTAAATATAAGGATTGTTTAAGTTATTTTTAATACATTTAAGTATACCATAAAATATAGCA